GACGCCGCCACAGCCGACATTGCAGGTAAGGTAGATAAGGTATCTTTTCTACCGATACCATACACACTGCCCAGTGCTTTGCCTATGTGTTTATTAGCTGTAGTCAAATACTCTAACGCTTCTCCACTCAAATCTAGGTCATTCATCGATACCACAGTAGTTTCATACAGCTTATGAAGTTTGCTCTTATCCTGATATACATAAGAATCTTCACCCCATAACCTGTAATCGTTCAGATATTGATACACGTCTAAGGGTACTTTCATATCACTGTTTATTTTCTTTACTTCGTCCCAACCCATTATGCAATTACCTCCCTAATAGATTTTCCATCTTCCGAAAATGTTGTTATCTTAGTTAGCTTCAACACATCACTAACATATAACTTCTTAGTGATAACGCTGTCTGACACAAACTCAGTTACAAGTTTCTTGTTACCCATCTTTTCAGTAATGGTATTGCCATCATCCGAGAATACAGTTTCCTTTGAAGCAAAGCCATCTAATAAGACTTTCAAATCTTCAATCTGTAACTGTAGCTTACCAGCTTGGTCACTCGATAAGTGGTCTTTCATCTGAGTAAACCAGCTGTTAAACTCGTTTTTCTGCAAATCCTCATACTCACCCATTCTCTGTCTGTGGTTACTCTCAACATTCGTTAGTGCCGTTTCACCACGTGACTTCAAATCGGATACATAGCTGTTGATGTCACTCATCTTGCCGTTTTTCTCTTCAATAAACAGTTCCTTCTGCGAATCAAAGAACTCTTGAAAGACGCTGTACAAATCAGTTCCATTTTCAAGTTTAGTCATAATGTAGTTAACGGCTTCGTTTATCTGATTTGCGTCTTTTGCACCAAAGAAGGAACTTTCTTTATTGGTGTACTTCGTATCATCTCTGAATGACACCGTGCCATCGTCATTGTCAATCTGAGTGTACTTTTTCAGTCCGCTCCAGCTGATATCTTTATAATCAGTGGATAATCTCTTCCAACTCACTTATAAATCACTTCCTCTCTTACCTAAGTTGAATGTTAACCTCCTCAATCCGTCTGACTGATTTTCTAACTTACCGTACAAATCAAGCATTGCTCCCTCCAGTCTGTTTAACTCTTCAAACGTCATAATGTAGCCGTTATCTCGGTATACTGGTTTTTCGCCGTAGCCCATATTAATAGTAAGCCTGTTTATCTTTTCAAAATTATCCTCTATGGTGTTTATCTCATCTGCATAAAAATAATCTCTGTATGTTTTGTCATTACCTAGCGATGTGATATCGAAGTCCTTATACATCTTGTTGGCAATGTCACGCAGGATTACAAGGTTGTTTTTAATACGGTTAAAATCAGACGCATTGAAATAATCGTCATTGCTCCAGTCTGTTTTGGGCTTAATCCACATTTAACCACCTACCCTTCGTGCCGTTACTTTTCCGCTGAATGCCTGATTAAAAGCAAGCGTCTGTCTATAAACATTTACTTTCATATTTTCAACAAATTCATTTTCCTGATATATAATATCCGTTGAATCCATCTCTGGATTTCCCCTCGTATCATACTCATACTCAACGCTTGCTGAATAATATTCTCCCAACCACTCAGCTAACTTCTCAGCCATTTCAAAATCACTCACTAATGGATTTTTCCACTTAACCGTTTTACCGTCATCATTTAACTTCTTGACAGCATATCTTTCAGTGATTTTGTACTTACAGCCCCTTATATCCAGTTTGTACTCACCTGACACGTTGTAGCGTATTACTATATAGTAACTGCCCCATTCAACGATATCAGCTCTTCCTGTAGCATCATTCAACAAGACACGGTAATTATAAGCAGGCTCTTGAAAGTAAAAGGTTTCTGTCTTACCGCTTACCGCCGATAAATTGTTGTTAAACAAACTGGCTTCCGTATTGTCTTTCTGATAGATGTAGCAAGGCACTACTATCTCTTTTACCAGCTCCTGTTTTATTGACTTAGGAGAGGAAAGCATTTCGTCACGCTCCATCATAAAGTTTACTGTATCATTTAAGCTAAAGTAGTTGAGCGTTATCCTATTGTGGGGAATAGCTGTCTTGGTAAACTCAATCTGAATCTTGTCGCAGTCCTCAAATTCTTCCGATATTACCATTTCCTTTGATATTTCATTTTCTCCTATCGTAAATTCATTTACTTTAGCCGTTCCTGCATAAGTCCTTATGATAAATTCTTTCGGCAGGCTCTGCCCAAACACCAGTTTCATACCATAATAAGACCTGGTATTATCCATTACAAAAGTTACTACAGGATTGCTTGTGAATCTGCCGTCATCATCGGATATCTGATTTGAGACATATCCTGTCTCCAATACTGCTTTCCCTCTCCTAGGCAGAAAGAGCATAGTGCCGTCTGCCTTGGAATAGTTTTCAGCAAATGAAGCGTATTCGGACTTAGGGCTATCAGTTAGTATATTGGAAACCTTTGAGTAAGCTGTCTCATCATTACTGCTGACCGATATCTTAGGCATATATTTTGACCTTATCTGTATCACACCAAGTCTTGACTGCGACAGTGTACATCTGCAAGCGTTAGATAGAATCTGTAATGCTTCCTTGTGCTTCACTTTTGGTATAGGGTTCTTTGTATATACCTTCTTTAACAGAGGCTCGATGTAATACTGAGTGATACCAGCGTCCGTCAAAACCTCCTGTATGAGACTGTAAAAATCTCTGCCGTTGTCACTATATTTACCCTTGTGATACTCGGAGGACATATTACGCAACACGTCCTGACATCTTATTGTCGCAGTACTGTCGTCACTCTCCCAACCAGAACACAATAACCGTGTTCCCTGTATCCACTCAATTGTTTTTGAATCAGGAAGTTCATAGCCGTACATTACATTCATTTCCTGTCCTGTCTCAAAGAAGTTGACGGCTGAGTTAGGATTATCGACATTAAAATAATGGTCGTAGTTCTTAATCTGTACTGAAAAATCAATCTGCGGTAAATCAGCTCCTATAGGGGATACGTAACTGTTTAGCGTTGAACTCAGTACAGAGTCATTGTCATACACAAGACCGTATCCGAACTTTATAGCAAATACCCTTACACGGCTTTTAGGAAGTCTCATAGACTTAATGATAATCTTAACTGCGTTTATGTTCCTTAAGACTTCTTCCGTAGTCCACTCTGATTTTGTATTATTCCTAACTTCTATCTTCTGTCCTGTATTTGCAATAACATCAAAACTTACAGGGTAATTATCCCCAAAGAGAATGGATAATCCCTTTACATTTGTCGTTATGCTTCTCAGACTGATTTCAATTACACACTCTCGGTCTGCAATTATATCTTTTGATATCAGACCGTTGTCATAATATACACCCATCCCCTCACGAGGCAGAAAGCACATAGAGCCGTCTACCTTCGTGAGGTTTTCCTCAAATGTACCATAAATAGGCTCTTCCTTATAATCTCTGAATATTTCAGAGTTAGAGAAGTAGGCATAATCACTAGGTTGTACCGCAGCGTTTGCCTGCGCCACCTGATTGACAAGACCGAATGACACCATTATATAAGCCCTCTCCCTTAGAGGGGATTTCATACTGGCTCGGTATTCGTTAGAAACTCTCTGCATTACTTTCCTCCTGTGTCAATCAGATTCACTTTGCAATTAGTATAATGGGTAGGCTTACCGTTCTTATCCACCCAGTACGGCTCAGCACTCCTGTCACCTGGATACATTCTTATCGTTTTTCGTGCATTAGTGACAGGGTCATTGAATGTCACGTTTACGAAAAAGTCATTTAACATTGACAATATGTTCTCCCATTCGGAAGCTGTGAGCCACGCCCACTCTAAACCGTCTATCTTATACTGGTCTCTCCCCACTTTCTGTCCTACGACAGCTCCATTAGTGTTTCTACCAGCGTTTACTACAGTTGTAACTACTACTGACACTCCTCTCTTAGGAGGAGGTAAAGGGTGACCGTTTATAGCAATATATGACATTTATTACCACCTCCTAATTAAGTAAATGAGTATCCGTTAGCTTCCTGTTGTTCTATCACAGCGTCCGTTACTGTCCTATTTCCTATCTGTACTACTGTCTTTTCTGACTTATCAGCCTGTCTCTTTGTGTCATTGGCAATCTCTTTCAGAGTAGGCTCAACGTACTCCCTGTAAAACTCACGCATTGTACGCCCCATTGAATCTGAGGAATGGTTGTAGGAGCTAGACTGTTCATAAATATGCTCAGCCAAAACCTTGTTCGTGTAGCTACCGCTTCTCAGAGTATTAAATCCTGAGGTTTCAATAGCCAACTCAGGCTCGTAACTGCTCACACGCTCAATCCATTCGTCCATAATCGAGTACGTCTTAGACATCGTTGAGGTAAGCCCGATGTTGAATCCCTCTACCACAAACTGTCCTATATCCTTAAAAGCCCTTGATGGGGAATGCACCTGCAACTCTGACTTTGCAGTATTGATAATCGACTTTGCGAAATTCCTTATCGACTGCTCAGCCAGCGACCTCAAAGTATAATCCCCTATTCCATCTGAGAAACCTTTTATAACATTCTTACCGATATCGGTAAATTCACTCATAAGTGTTTTCTTATCAGGTCGGTTGAACCAATTAATAACACTTGTGCCCCAGCCTTTTACAGTAGATTCGCTGTCACTCTTGTTAAGGCTTATACTGCTCTTAAAACTATCAATTATATCCTTGCCCTTCTGCTCCCAAGTGTCCTTATTCACATTACCAAAGGCTTTGTCACTAAACCATTTGATTATGTCACCAGCCCAGCTAAGAACACTTGTTTTAGAATCAAGATTGTTGTTACTTATGCCGTCTTTAAATCCATTGATAATACTCTTTGCGTTTTCGCCCCACTTCTTAGAGCTTACGCCACCCATAGTGTCATTTGTAAACCATATCTGAATGTTTGTTGCCCAGTTCACTACGGATGACTTACTATTGGTTACACTCGAATCAAGAGATGACTTAAATCCCTCGACAAGCGTATTAGCGGTATTTGCAAAATCACGTGACTTAGACTGAATGCCCTCAACAAATCCCGTAACTATCTTTTCTCCCACTTCTTTCATGTTCACAAACAATCCGTCCGACAAGCGAACGTTTGTTTTTGTGAGACGTTCCATTCTCATAAGGAAACTACGGTAACTGGTTAAAAGCTCATTTGCTGTTTTAAGCTCTGGTACAGCCACCCATAGCTTCTGATTGAGGTTTTTAGTCTGTCCGTTTATCTTTTCAACATCATCTGCTAAGGTCTCGATAGGGTCATCTGTAAACCAGCCAATAATCTTATCGATTGTTGCAGAAAGACCTGCTACAACATCTGCTTCGGTATATCTGACAACCTCTCCCGCAAACTTAGTCATATAATCTACAAATGATGTAGTATTGTCATTGAGTGAAGGAAGTTTTGAGTTGAGGTCTTCCAGAGCAGGTGCAAGGTCATTTGTCAGTGACTTTGCAACATCTGTGAGACTATCAACGAAGAGAACCGTTGCGTCACCCAACGCAACTAATAACGCTGTTCCTAAGCCAATAGCAACTGGAATTGTACCAGCGGAAGCAACCGTTGCAGCACCGAGTGCAGCGGTCGCAACACCTACTGTAACCAGAAGAGCTGTTCCAGCTCCGATTGCAATGGCTATGTCTTCACCATTGTCGATAACAGGCTGCCACGCTTCACCAATCTTCTGTAGTCCCTCACCTATTGCCCATATCTCTATCAAAAACAACCCTGTGGCAATTCCTATCTCACCGAGAACTGCTGTTCCAACTGCAATGCTTGCAGCAATCGAGCCGCCGCCTTTTACGGTAGCTTTACCTAGCGCATAAGTAACAACACCTACCGCAACGAGAAGTGCCGTGCCTGCTCCTAACGCTTTAAGTACAGTAGCACCAGTACCATTCTTGCTTACAATTGGCTCCCAAGCGTCTGCTACGGCATTTAATTCCATACCCAGCAATGCAATTGAACCAACTATAATTAAAGCCGCAATTGCAACCTCGCCTATTATAACTACTGCCAAACCGATATTTACTACAAGTGTCTCTAACTTCTGTGTGAGGGTCTTTGTGGCAGTATTGATTCCACCAGTTGCTTTTCCTACGGTATCTGTAGCCGTGGTTAGATTTTTCATACTGCTAGCGGTATCATCGAGTGTTTTGGCAGAATCCGCTACGGTCTTGAAGTTCCTTAATATGAGTATAAAACCTATAACCGATTCAATCGCACCTATTGCTAAAGAAACCCAGTCTACTACCTCCCAGTCTCCAGTTTTGATGGCTTGTATGATGTTCTTGATTTCTGTAATAACACCAGTCAATCCTTGAAGCACCAATCCACCACCTAACAACGCCATATTACCTGAGATAAGCCCCACTCCTATTACTAGGTTGGATATACCCCTAATAGCTATTCTTACGTTTTCCCAATCGATACCGTTGTCGGCTATATCTTTTATGGCTATAACAATCTCGCCTATACCTTGTACGATTTTTAACGCCCCGCCTAGTTTGACATTGCCTAGGACAATAAAGGCGTCGCCAACCATACCTGCGAATTGTGATATCATTCCTGCTACATTCTTAAAAGTAGCTCCGTTCTTTTCAAAATCCTTAAAGTATTTGATAAATTCATTTATATCGGATAAAAACAACGCTATGCCAACTGTAGCAAATGATAATCTGAAATTACCAAGCCCTTTTATTGCCTTAATTGCAGTGGTGATTCCTTTGGCTATCTTCCAAGCGGCAAACGCAGTGCCGATTCCTGCAACAATAGCTAAGACTTCTTTGAGGTGTTTCTTCATTCCTTCGGCTATCTCATCTGTCTGCTTCTTAACATCCTTTAAGAAGTCATACTCGGGTAGTTTTATACCAAGACCACCACCAGCTCCTGCGCCATCTGCACCACCTTTGCCACCTCCTGCGTCTTTATCCTCAGGAGATATAATATTTAACTCGTCTATTCCGAGTGTAGCGTTCTTTAGCTTCTTTGCAGCCTTAGTGGCTTTGCCTAATCCGTCCGATACCTTATCGGTGTTATCAGCCAAACCACCCATAGATTCTGAGGCACTGTCAAATGACGCTGAAAAATCAGTTAGCTTAATACCAAAGAAACCTGCAATACACTCAGCTAAGTACCTTATTACTTTTGCGGCTGCGATTGCGTAAGGCAAAATCAGTTTTAACACAGGGAGGAATAAGTTACCCAATGACCTAGCGGCTAAAGTTAACTGCGCATTAAATACACGCAACTGGTTAGCAGGAGCATTTAATGTTCTCGCCATATCCCCCTGTGCCGCCGTAACCTGTGTCATAATGGCGTAATATCTAAGCTCCGACTTCTCAGCCTGCGTCATTTTTGATATTTTCTTATCAATACCCAGTGTGTAGGCTTCCTGCTGTAACCTTGCTACAGACAAATCGTAACCTAACCTACGCAAAGGCTCTAACTCTCCTGAGATACCAGACTGCAATTTTTCCATCGAGTTCTCAAAAGGTATATTATAGAAAGATGAAATGTCATAACCTAACTGCGTGAGATTCTTAGACATCAAATATGCCCTGTCCTCAGCAACACCAAAACCCTTAGTAATGGTGTTAAATATACCCTGATTGCGCATAAATTCGCCAGGGTCTATACCTACTACTTCACTGACAATATCTGCGTAGTTCTTAGCCTCTTTTGCATACTTGCCCATTGATACATTGAAAAGGTTTAAGTCCTCAATGTACTGATTTGATTTTGTAATCCAAGAAGCTAAAAACCCTGCGGCTCTCCTCAGCACATTTATAGTTAAATGGACTTTCGCCCACAAATTTACATAACTGAGTTCTGCTTCTTTGTTGGCTGACGGTATCGTTCTTGTGGCTGATACAGTACGCTTTATGTTGGCGGGTAGTCTTGTGAACGCATTGGCTGTTATATCCAGTCTGCTTGCAAGAGGTGCTAATGCGTTAGACAGAGCCTGTATATCACTTGTAAACTGAGCAAAGTTTACGGAATTTAATGCCGTAGCTAACTCGGGTAACTTTCCAAGCTGTGTTATTATGCTCTTTAGCCCGCCTGCTTTACCTAACCCAGCTAAAGGATTCAATGCTGTGCCTAACTCATTGAGGTTATACAATCCTTCTGTAGTAAGTGAGGACAAGTTAGAGCCAATACTTTTCAGCTGTGTTCCGATTGAAGATGATATCTTTAAGGAAGACAGCTTAGACAAACTCTCAGCAAGGCGGTCTATCTTAGATACTGAACCAGAATCTATGCCCTGTAATGATGAATCAAGTTCGCTTATCTGATTTGATACGCTTTTTAGTCCAATACCACCTTTAACTGCATTTTTAATTTTAGCCAAAGAGGAAGCAAGCTCATTTATGCTACTTACGGCAGACGATGAATCAGACTGTATTTGTATTTCAAGATTGTCTATTGTAGCCATCTACTCACTTCCTTTCTTTCTCAAATCGTTTATTATTAGATACCATAAATGCGTTCATCTTAGCTTTTGCCTCATCCCTTTCCTTCTCAGCTTGTTTTCTTTCAGCTTCCGCAATATCTTTCTTGCTGATAGGATAAGGCTCATTCATATAACTAACAGGCTTAGTTCCTTTAGGTGCAAATGCCATAAGTACGGGGGACACTCTAACAAGTGCGTCATAAAAATACATACCCTGTAACCACGCTGTCTGATTGGCATTTTCGTGTCTTATCTTGTCTGCCTCTCTATAGTATTTAACCAACAAGCAGTCCTCTTCCCAGTATTGTTTATAGGTCATTCCTATCGAGAGGTAATACGGAAAGTGCTTATTAAACGTTTCCGTGTAATAAAAAGAGGAAGCAGAGCGGTTATTACGCTCGCTCCCCATTGTATTGTCGGACAGAGAACTTGTTAGAAGCTCGCTGTCCAGTTTAAGTTTCCCTCAGCTTCTTCTGGCTCTTCAACCAATGACAGAATCGGCTCAGCATACATCTCAGCAAGTTTGCCGATTAAGTCCTCTTTGTTGGTCATCTTGTCAAAGATTTCATCAATGACATCTTGCTTAACATACCTGTGGTGGGCAAGGAAAGCACCTCGGAATAACTCAGGAAGAGTAGACATAGGCTTCTCGGACACTTCCGCGGCAATGAAGCCTTTTCTCTCCATCTCAGCTACTGTCTTTCTTGTAAACTCTAAGGTATATTCCTTGTCCTGGTATTTAAACTTTAACTGCTTTGCCATAATAAAACCTCCCTTTGATTACGCTTTCTGTGTGATTGGTGTACTTGGTGTAATAGTTACGGTCATACCGACAACTTCATTTACACCACCACCCTTAACGAATACTGATAACTCTCCCTTGAACTCGTACTTACCGTCTGAGCCTGTTGGGGTAACTTCCCCACCAACACCCTCAGTACCCCCGAGCCAAACTGCAAATTCTTTCTCAGCACCTTCCATAGCCTTAAGTCTCTTATATTCATCGAGTGTGTAGTTCGCAGGGAACTCTAGTGCGTCAACGCTCTGAATACCAGGTATGGAAGTCTTCATCTTGTCCGATAAAGTGGTAGTATCGAGAGATTCAGGCGCACCACCCAAATCAGGGAACTCTTTGATATCAATAAGTTTCTTCCAGTCTGTGTCCTTCACCATAAGGAACGATTTGTATGAACTAATAGCCATATTATTACCTCCTGTAAATTACTTTGTCTTTAGATACAACCGCCCTGTATCTTGCTACAATGCGGTATATTGTTGCGTCCAGTTCGTTCGGAATCGGAGTGTACATTATTCTAGTAAATCCCAATCTCTCAAACTCACTGTCAATAATTGATATTATCGACTTTGCTTCTGTTTTCTTACCCTTAGTTTTGTTAGAGTAAACATTTATTTCGTACATTACCTGTACGTGGTTTTCTACGGATTCGTTTGTCCTTGTGCTTCGGTATATCTCATTATCCATCTCAATCAGTGACACACTTGGAAAAGACGGCGGACTCTTAACATATTCACCTGATATGTAGATACCTGGATATTTCGCCCTCAGCTTCTCTGAGATTATCCCAAATACCTCATTTTCAATATCTATCATGCGAACACCTCCTGAGCTATAATGCTTATTTCATCACAGGCACTTTTTAACGCGTTGTACATTGGCATTTTCGCAGGTGCACCTCGTGTTAAAAATAAATCTCCGTCTTCATAGAATCCCCAAGTCTTCTTTTTACCCATACCGTAGCCGTAACCACCAATTGTAAAACCTAACTCAGAGCCTTTTGGGTGTGGGGAACTTCCTGCTGAGCCGTTGTAATACACACCTGCTCCGAACTCAACCCACACGGCGTCTTCACCTTTAGCTATAACCAGTGTCATAGCACCAGTCTTTTCAACGGAGACGCTGACTTTAGCGTACTTAGGGCTTCCGTTTATGATATCTGAGATAATCGCTCCGTCAAACCCTCTCTGGCTTTCAAGGGATATCCTCTCAGCAACTCTGTCTCGTAGCTGTTCTGATTTCTTAACAATATCATTCTTATAGCTATTCAAATCTCTTATTGCTTCGGCAATGCTCTCTTCCGATAAACTGAAACTGATTACTTTCCTACCCATCACTCTACCTCGATACTTCAACTTTACTTACGGCAACAGATATGCTATTAAGGCTTTTCGCTATTTTCTTAACCACATAATCGTGTGGGGTTTCTGTTTTACCTTCGGTATCAATGACAGGGGCTGTATCAATCCATAGTATGGAGTATTCGTCAATCTGAGGGAATATATTGTCTCCTACGATAATCTTGTCATAGTCAACATTTGCCCCAAACTGTTCCACATCGGCTTTACCGTTTGCCTCTGAGATATTAGCAAAGAACTTGTGGGGTTCTGAGTATTTAACCTCATATTCCCCCGTAGTGTTCCCATAATCATCAACTATGGGTTCTTTGCCTTCGTACAAGGCGTAATAAAAAACTGTCTTATTGCGATTCAATGTTTTCATTTGACTACCCCGCAAAAAGGTGTAACCACTCTTAACATTGATTCTGGAATATCAGCATTTTCATAAGTACGTGATATTCCGTTTTCCGAATGTGTTTTCTGTCCTTCTGCACCTCTCTTGTTTAAGAGGTATGCTGCTATCTCACATTGTAAAGTGTGGTATTTCCTAGGTACTTCCTCAATCTCCTCATTATACGGAAATGCTTTCGCAAGTATCTTACTACCAGCTATATTCAAATAGGCGGATAACAATTCGTCTGTATCAGAATCACCTACCATAGCTTTCAGCATAGTTAGTTTCTCACTTTCCGTCATGTTATCCACCTCCTCTTATTATTTAACCGTTAGTGATAAGCCTTGCCATCGGAATGCTCCTGTGGTTGAACTTACGCTCCCAGTTTGCCTTATCAAAAAGCTGAGCGTCTGTTGGGGATTCTGTCCAACCAGTAGATGGCACTTTGAATGAGAAGCCGTTTGGGTGGATTGTCTCTCTAAGTCTTGTGATAAGAGTATCCTGACCGCCGTTCTTAGTTGCCTCTCTTACCTTTTCTACAGGAACATCAACCCTGCCCTTTGCTGTTCTTAGTACACCTTTTCCTAACAGATAGGTAGTGTACTTAGGGAGATTAGCTACAGAAGTATCTACAGGCACGCTGTCATCAATGATGACTAACAAGCCATTGGCACTAGCAAGCCTCATAGGACGCTGGATACCGTTAGCGTCTGTCTGCTTCCAATACTCTAATGCCTGAATGTTCTCAAGTGTCTTAGCAACATTTGAGTGCATAATAGCCATAGAGTAAAGTTCTTTGTTGTCCCCTAGTGTGTCTGTCATAACATCATTGAGGGTAGTTTCAGCAATCTTTGCGGCAGCACCAGAAGCCTTTGCAATATTGACGGTATGCTTAGCCCAGTCTGCGTCACCAGCAATGTCAAAGATACCGTTTAAGATACCGATAACCTTTGCCTGACGCTTCTTAGCCCAAAAATCAGCAACCTTGTTAACTATATTACCGAATGGGTCTGCTCCTGATAACTCAGCCACAAAATCCCTTGCGGTGTGTCCAGCCGCCCTGGCGTAAACAACACCTGTCTGAGAATCTGCGCTAGTCTCGGTTGATGTAATATCGGTCTTACCATCGTAATTTACTTCGTTACCCTCAAGCACGTTGTAAAATGGAATGGTATACAAATTTCCGTCATTCTGAATAAGACTTGCAATTGTGGGGTCTTCCACTAATGCACCACTGTTAAGCATTGCAACCTTTACAGGGTCTGGCGCACTTTCCCACGCATGTAAAAACAATTCCGCGTCAAACGGAAAATTCAAGTAACTTTTTGGCATAAATCATTTCCTCCTAATTCTGTGATAATTCATTGAATAATGTTGGGTTTTCAAGTTTCATTTTCGCTTTTTCGGTAAGCGTGAGTTTAGCAAAATCAATTCCACCACTTGTTCCACCATCTGGTTTTGGGGTATCCTTTAGCGCGTCAACCTTATATTTCTTTTCAAGGTTTGACTGGTGCTTACCCTGATTGGCAAAAACCGTAGCAAAATCCCCACTAACTAACGCCTCAGCGGTCTCAGAAGCCAACTTCTCGTCATATCCTAATGCTAAGAAGTCTGCCTTACGCTGTGTGACAGTAGATTCGTGAAGCAACTTTGCATAATCTGCTTCGAGTTTCGCCACCCTGTCTGCCTCCTGCTGAGCCTTCTGCTCGGAATCGGATAGCGTTTCTCTTAGCTTCCTCTTGTGTTCGGCAGCCTCACTGTTCGCCTTAGACACAGCATTCTTTAATTTTTCTATTTCTGCTGATTTGTCCTCAGGCAAGGTAAAATCTTTTAACGCCTCCTCTATCTCACTGATTGCCATTCCTTCTTTGTATCTGTCTTTTAGTAGCTCCTGTAATGTCATGTGTTATTCTCACTTTCTGTTTTATTGTCTTGACTGACATCTGCGTTTTTTGGTGTGTTTTCACTAACACTATTTTTCTGTTCCCATTCCTCGTAATATTCTTTACTCATTGCATAGGCTGATTCCGCGTCCGTAAACAGTCCAGAATGTAGAAAAGCAAGCCTTGGGTGGATTTTAGGCTGTTGTAGCATTGATACCAGCACTTGTGATTTGCTCTGAATTGCCTCGTAATTCCTACGGGTAAATTTCATCGCGATATCACCAAGTTTCAAGTCAAAATCAGCACAATCTCTACAAATCCTTAATACTAATTTCAGCATTTTCTTTTCGGACTTCTTAAACATGTGTTCCGAATCCTTTGCTCTTGCTTCAGCAAGAGACCAACCATCTCTGAGCAACACCGCCGTTCCAGTATCACTTGTGGAAGAGCCACCGTTTCTGTTAGGCATACCACAAATCGTAAGTACCGCGTTGTACAAATCCTCTTTGAGTGTCTGAGTGTGCTCCTGATTAAGCTCAGTTGTGACCATATCCACATCTGCCTTCTGACCGTCAACCGACTTAACCTTGATTGCACCCAGTTCCAAAAACTCTTTGTATTCGTCTTTCGATATGTCGCAGTTCACAAATTTAATGAACGCCTGTATGAATTGCTCAACGCCATCAAGACGGTTGCTCACAACGTTATTGATAGCGTCAAGCAGAGGAAGAACTATTTCAAACGCCCCCAGCCTTGCGTTGTTGGCTGGATACTCGAATATCGGTATTGTGCCTAAAACGTGTGGTTTGCTCTCCAATATCCGCATATCCTCAATTCTGAAATACATCTTATCCGTGTATATGGAATACCTGACATTTCTGTCTTTATTCCTGCCTATCTTGACCGCCATAAGAGGTTTATTGCCTATCTCCTCAGAGTAAACAACAAATGTATCCCTCGGGTCTAATGTGTTAATTTCAAAAGGCGCGTTTTCCTGTTTCCCTTTATCATCTGGTGTAACCAGCCTAAACGCAGTACCGCATATCATCTGCCACTCGACAAGCTCTTGGTCTTTTGCGTCCTTATCCTCAGAGAACATTAGTTCATTGAGCTGGTTTATCTGTTCTACAATCTTCTCTTCACTGCTCCTACTTACATACTGGATAGGTTCACCACAGAGATAACCAACCTTAAATGACACAATCTCATTCGCCCTGTTTTCAACAATTTTGTTGCAAATCTCAGGTCTTACTTCTTTCTCTCTGAATCTTATAGGCTGTTCGCCTCTGTAGTATCTCCACAGGTAATCAATTTCAGCCCTGTTGATGTCGTGCATATAAAGCACTTCTCTCAGCACTTCCAGTACATTGCTCTCGTCTACCACATCAACACAGGACGTAATAACCCGCCTGCCACTAAACATCTTAGTTGGATTCTGCATTAAACCCCCTTTCTCAAAACAAAAAGAGCGCACTAATGTTCGAGGTCAAAACCTCTCGCAATAATGCGCTCCACAATTTACATTTATTCACTTATAATGTGTATTATACACTATTATACAGTATTTGTAAAGCATTTTGTATATTTATTCAAAACGGTCTCTTGAATACTTCCACCTTTGCTACATCAAAGCTCTGAGCGTATTCAGAAAACATAGCCATACCGTCAGGTACATCATCGTGCTTATTCTTACCAGCAACCGTATATGTCGTAAGCATATTCATCATCTTACCGTAATCGCTCTGTCTTGTGTATAAACTCTCGTCCTTAAACAGGCAGTGTTCCTTAACCCACGCACTGTTTAATATTATCTTCGTTTCCTTATTCGCGCTCGTAAACTTTGTCGTAATATGCGTAATACCCCCCTTTTCCTTCACAATCCCCTGTATCTTCTCAGCAATCCTGCCACCAGCTGAGTTGCTCTCAAACCTGCACATCTGTACTTTCTGCCTAATCAGAATATCAGCAAGCCTAGCGTCTACTACCTCAGGTAGGCTGTTGTCACACACGCAGTCCTCAATGTAATAATCCTTACCGTACACATACCCTACAGGCAGAAACGCATAATCAGCTCCCTTGTCCTTAGTGTCGCATATCCCCAGTATGCCGTCAGGCTCTCCAGCAGGAAGCTCAAAGTATCTCCTGAGCTCACCCTCATGGTACAATAACCCCTCACGCTCTATAGGCTCATTCATATACAACGCCCTCCAAGACGCGTCATCCATTGTCTCCCTCTGTTCGTGGTAAAACTCTGTACTAAACCCCACACCGTAAGGATAATCAAAGTTAGATTCATCGTTCTCGTCAAGTGCGGGTACCTTAATAAACTTAGCCCGCTCACTGCCCTCGTATCTCTCCTCAAGCCTGCCTATTACATCGTGCACCGACCACCTTGTAGCAATGTGTAGTTCCTTGCACACATTTCCTATCTTTCTCTGTCTCAGGTCTGTTGTGTAAATCTCCCACAGCTTGTCTAACCTCTCTTTGGACAACGCTACCTCTATACCGCTCACGAGGTCGTCACAGTATAATAAGGTCGCAGCACGGTACAAACCAGCGTTGCCTGTTCCTATAGACGTAAACTCCAGTGTCTCAAACCTCTGTCTTCTGTCAATGTCTATCCTGCAATCCTTAGCATTGGTGTTAGATACAGACAGCCCTGGAAACACATCGTGCCACAAATACTCTCCACCGCTTTCCAATATCCTCAGGCACTCATCATACACACCCCTCACAAAAGAATTGCTGTGAGACCCGCTTAGTATCGGCTTGTTTGGCTCTTTGCCCGCAAGCCACGTGAGGTAAAATATAGCAAGCGTCGATTTTCCAATTCCTGGCGGAAGAGATATTGCCAACAAGTCCAGTTTATTATCGGCTAAGTTCTGTAGTTCCACCACCACAGGACGCAGTGCTTTCCTCCTAGGCTGGTAAAACTTCTTGTCAGGGTCTCTCTCCCACTCAACATATAGCAGATAGCTCTCAAAATCATAAGGTGCTAGCATTAGCAGTACCCTCTTGTGCAGTCCAAACAACCACCTCATATCCTCTTCATCACCAGTCCTTGGTATCTGCTCCTCAATAGCCTCAGATAATTTCCTGCCATACTCAACTGCCAACTCCGTTTCATTTCCAACACAATCAAGGCACATATGGTACAAGTCCTCGTATGCCACAAGCTCTGAGGGTGTCTTTTTGATTTTTTCGGAAATTTTTATAAGCAACTCTTCCATAATGCCTCCTAAAATAAAAAGTGCGCTACCGATTGAGATTATTCCCTTGCGATAACGCACTACTGTTGATGTGTATTATATCACAGATTGATGATATTGAATAGGCTTTTTAATTTTTCAGGGATATTTAAGCTACTCAATACCCGCGCTTCCGTTGGCTATATTCCCCCGCGGGTACACTATAGGACACTAGCCATTTGCGACCTCATCAGCTCCCACCACTAACAAATAAAATACGGTAGCCCCTACCGACTACCGCAGCACAATCAATCACAAATAAAAAGAGGGTAGCCACCATTTAAGCGACTACCCCTTATATTATTTATTCCTCTTCAATAACTCATCAAGTAAGAATACGCAGAACACAATCACGCAAATTATAGCCCATAAAATATTTACTATCATAACTTTAAACCTCCTAAGTGTTTTTATTTCGATTATACTACTTAATTAAACTACTGTAAATCTTTTTACTGTCATCTCTGAGCAGTAAGCCTTGTACATATCGGGGCGCTCCTCTTTGAATAACTTACTATTGAATCTATCAGATACTACGGTCTTATATGTAGCCTTTGCGGCACCCTGTATCATAGTATCATTGTCACCCATCAATTCGAGGATTTGTGCCCTGATTGTGTCGTTGTAGTCCTCCAACTCCTCGATGAGACGTTTATTCTCTCTGTACTCATCGCATAACTTTTCGAAATTATTCATCATCTTGTAACCTCCTCTATAAATTCATTAATAAGATTGTTAAGTTTTTCTTTGCACTCTGTATAATCTTTTGTGTCGATGTATATGTTTTTGGCTAGCTCTTCATATTTATCAACAATAGTATAATCAGGTTTGATATTCCCAAATGGGCGGTATCCAGTAACTATCACAACGTTGTTTATATTGTATATGTCGGCATTCCATCCATACACACCTGCTGTATATGCGGTAGGCTCTAACAGATTTAATAAGTAGTGTAAATCGGCGTAACCTACGCAAATGATATTGCGATATACTTCATTGATAACCTTCTTTGTTGTTTTGAACTTCATAACTATGTACCTCCTATTTGTTTTAGATTTGCGTTTTAAGTTATTTATCTTTCGTTCTTGATTATATTATACACCTTTTTGATTAAATGGCAATACCTTTTTCAATTATTTTTATAATTATTTTCTTGAAATAAATAATCAAATATGTTATATTTATTTCATATTAAAGAAAGGCGGGTGTATTATATGAATACTAAGATTAAGGCAGCGTTATCATTAAAAGATAAATCGCTTGAGGGTTTAGCCAATGCCCTAAACATTAGCAAGCAGGCACTATCTAATAAACTGTACCGCGACAGCTTCAGCGGTAGGGATTTAATCATCATTGCCGATTATTTGGGCTGTGAACTTGCGTTTGTTGATGATAAAAATAAGATAGTGTTGAATGATTAAGCCCCTAGGGGCTTTTCTTTTTCACCTCCTGTGTTGGTTTCGTTTATGTTTTGTTTTATTATGTTTATATTATAAACGATTTCATTTATGTTGTCAATATGTTTTATAAACTTTTTTATTTATATTTTTAATTATTTGATTGACAATCTTAATTTATACATATATAATGTAAACATAAATAGAAAAGGAGGTTATTATAATATGAGTGTGGAGGAGCAAATAAAAATCTTATGTGTTAAGAAAGATATCAGCTTGTCAGAACTAGCAAGGCTGAATAATATCAGCCCTCAGAACTTTAGCCAAAAATTAAAGCGTAATACCCTAACTGTTGACGACTTGAAGGCAATAGCAGACAAATTAGAATGTACTTATCAAACTTCTTTTGTCCTTCCCAACGGCGAAAAGGTAGAATATTAAGAAAGTGAGGTTAATAATATGAGCATTATCATCAACTTAACAGATGACGAATTACATCTAATTGAAAGCTATGCAAAAGTCCACGGCATTAGCGTCGAGCAGGCTCTTAAATCTTCAACCCTTGAAACTATTGAAGATGAATTTGATACCATCATCGCAGAAGAGGCGTATAATGAATTTTTGAAAAATCCCGTTACATATTCGGGCGATGAAGTGTGGGGTGATTGATATGTGTTATCGTGTTGAATATTCCACCAACGCAACAAGGTTTATTAAAAAGCTGGATAACTACACTAAGACGGTTATCAAGAACTGGATAAATAAGAACTTGGAAGGCTGCACCAACCCATTTGAACACGGTAAAATGCTAGTGGGAGATAAAAGTGGTTTATGGCGTTACAGGGTGGGAGATTACAGGCTGATTTGTGAGGTACAGCAGGAAAAAGTAGTTATATTGGTTGTGGAGATAGGACACCGCAGGGACATTTATAAGAGATTTTAAT